TCGTATCGTCTTCTTTGTAAACAGTCATCTCATTATTGATGACTGTAGTCTTGTTACGCAAACCTCTTAGAGCAGACCTTACAGTCCGCTCGTTGATTGCTCCTGCACCTGAACCACTACCTATTTCTCTAGCGAGGAGTTCATCTGCCATTACATTATCTTGCAACTTAGCACCAAACGTACCAGCCGTTGTGTGATTGACCTTTAACTCTTCCCACACGTTAGATGGGATATCACCCACTTCACCATCGATGCCGTTTGCAAGTGAATTTGTTTCCATAAGAACACCACCAAAGGTGGTTGCATCAACGTATCCAGTAGGTGAAGCTCCCCATACAGCAGTTGCTGTCTGCGCTCCAGTAAGACCACCACTTGAAAGTTTGATAGTCATGACTGCACCGTTAGTACCAGATGCGCCTCTGACTACAACAGTAACGTCATCAAAGCCAGCCGCAAAAGCCGCATCGGGAACATCAAGCCGATACACGCCCGGAGTAAATGCACTTGATATCTCTGCGAAGCCACCAGAAGCCCACGTACCCGTAGGTGTCTGCGTGACCAGCGTAATAGGCGTAGGTGCTTCTCGGTTCCTTACGTAATATGCCGCTAGACCGGACGTTGCAAAGGTTAGCCCTGTAGCACCTAAGAACACCTCGATACTTTGTGAGGTTGATGCTGGCGCAACGGTGATTGTTGATTGCGTTGGAGAGGCAGGAAATCCAATAGCGTTGTTTCTCGAAGCGAAAGTATATGCACCCATACCAAGCAGGGATTGATACCACGCTACTCCGTCTATGTCTGTTGCTGGTGCTCCGCTTGCTGTACCCGCTCCAAGTAAGCGAGAACCAAGGTATGGACCATTTACGGAAGGCGCAGGTAACCCAACGATTGCACTGTAACCGTAGTCTAGCCCAAAACTGCCAACGTATAAACTATTAGCACCGGCTGTTACTGAATTTGTCACACCCATAAGTAAATTATAATTTTCGACCACTGCTCCAGATATATTATTGAATAACGTGTATGAACCAGACATATTTATAACTACAGAGTTATAAACGGTAATCGGGTGTACAGTATTACTCTGATAAATCTGAGTCCCAAAACCATCCAATACTGTAAGGTTGTAAATAGAAATACCGCCTGCATTTGTATTAGTCCCAGCACTTCCATTAAATGTCTGTAGAAATGTCCTGTAACTAACACAATCGGTAATAGACATATTTAAACTGTAATTTCCAGTATGGTTTGCTCCATTTATATCTATAGCATAAGCACTTGTATTAAAAATGCACTTATTAAATGTTGCATTTTGAGCAACATTTGCAGTGGTCGTTATTGTAAATCCTCGACTATACCTAGTCAGGAAAAAGCATTTTTCAAATGACCAATTGGTCGACGTGGCTAAACTAAAAGCATACGTGCCAGTCTGATAGGCTTCAAAATATATGTTTGTAAACGACCAATAATTTCTACTTGACACAGTAAGCAAAATTGCTGCTGTCGGGTTTGCTGCATCGTTTAGATAGTTCGTAACACGCACAACGCCAGCCGCAATACCGCCTATAGTCTGAGTCGCTAGAGGGTCTCCAATGAACTGGATAGTATTACCCGCTGTGCCAGATACTCCCAGCGTAAACGTTCCACGATAACTGCCGGGAGCGAGATAGACAATGTCACCAGCACCAGCGGAAGATAACGCCGTAGTCAAGGACGTAGGCGCACCGACAGTACCGGGATAAGCCGCCGAGCCAACCGGGCTTACATATGCTGTAGCCATTAGTTACTTGTACCCTTTACAATCTCATCAGCCATATATGTAGTAAATTGCAAAACAATTTGATATTGAAATTGAGAAGGCTGTTGATTAAACCACTGGAATACGCTCGTCCCATTAGGTCCAAAGTCTCCAAGTTTCACACCATCTAAGGAATAAAACTCACCAAACACAATCCAGTCTGGAGTCGGAGACGTTACCTGCTCGATGCGTAGGTTCTGAAAGTTCATTTGCCCACCTTCCGCTTATCAATAGCGACCATCGCAAGGTCACGCAACTTCTCAAGGTCACCCACACTCATAAAGTCTAGGTTGTCAGCAATCTGACTCAGAATCATAGCCTCACCAAAAGGTATCTTGACTTCAGGGACGTTAGTAGTCTTCTTCAATAACTTACTTAGCCAGCTCATGTTATTCTCCTAGCTTCTTTACAATTTTTTCAGCCATTGCATTTACCAATTGAACTGATCGTAGGCCTAGTGTCCCAACAGCAAATGCAACACCTACTACCTGCTCAGGCGTTGTCCATTGGAATTGTTTAGCAATAAGTGGTGTGAGATAAACAGCAGATATCGTGCCGACAACTACACCGGCTAGACCATGCCAAAAGTTTTTCACTTTGGTTTTGTCCCACCAGTCAGTGCCAGCAACTGCACCAATGGCTCCTGCAATCAGCTGATCTCTATCCATCGATGTCCCTCGTCGTTTCACTGACTTTTCTGACCTCCGGTAGTTTAACTGAAAACACGGGTAAGTTGCTATCTTGCCGCATGAAGAAGGCAATCAACGCGGTTACCATAGCGGGTATACCAGCCCTGACGCCTTCTATGCTACACAATAACAGAACCCTCGTCACCGTACCAAAAGAAGCAGATTCAGGAACATGCTGCGCTTTCCAGGCAGCATCAAACTCCGGAGCGGCTGAGGCAGTAAACGCAGCTAATATAAGAAGTATTAGTCTGCCCCAGGCGATGCTCATTATTTGCCACCCTGCAAAACAGGAGGCAGCGAGAATGGGCCAAACGGCGCCTTCAATGCTGGATCCAGCCGCATATACAAACGCATACGATGCTCGTCATACCAACTACGCCACATCATACGATCAGCCATTGACTGGTCGTCAACGTTCTTCATAATAAGTTTAATTGCTGCATATTGTGGAACAACCTGCCGTAACAAATCGTCCGGCAAGAACGATATAGAGTTAGTAGCATCTGCAGCTGGAGGAGGTGGAATTCCAGCACCATAAACAGTTAGTGTTTGTGAACTACCAGTATTGTTACCTGGGTACGCTTTAAGGACGTAATTATCTGACCTATACCAGTACAGGATGTCTGCTACCGCTGTAGTAACATTTGTCCTGTATGACAGGTCATTAGCCCTGATCGACTGCTCGTTCGCGTGTGTAAGCCTTGTGGGGCCTATGAAGACGTCTGTAGGAAACCACAACTCAGCGGTAGCCGGTGTGATCGTAGCAGGTGTAACCAATGCAACTTGTGACGTAGCATTTGCTAACGTGTATGTTGCACTCACTTCGTAGTAAACACAACTACGGCAGAGGTCAGCTATACCTTCAAGTAAAAATTGTTTGACAGCAACGTCACTGGTTGTAGTGTCTCCACCAACACCGTTTGGCAACTGCCCAAGTGTGCTGTTAGTTGCTTCGTTGAGAATCTTGTACGTTTCTGCGCGTAGGGTGTCAATAGATAAAGCCATTACGTTGCCCTTCGTGCGTATGTGCTTGCAAAGCTTTCAACCATGCCAACACGTCGTTCATACTCGTCTCGATAATACGGAATCATTTCCATATCACGCTGTTGCATCGCCTTTTTGTACAAAACACCGTAGACAACGGCGTCATGAGCTACAGATGGCAGTGGGCATTCTTGTTGATCTGCTGATGCTGTAGATGGGCTTCCGTCAACGTTGTACGTCCATGTGTCGCCAGGGATTGCGTACCCCTCGATCATTACACCGTCAGTCAAGTTGGCTGTTGGTGTTGGCCACAGTTTAATTCTGTTCATGCCAAAAACCATTGCATGAGTTGGGTATGTAGTACTTCCATCACGGCGATATCGTTCGTTGTCGCCTTCGTACCACTCAACTAACATAAGTCGTTTGTATTCGCCAATCGTGTCGCTTACAAAGATGTTCTTCACTCTGTAGAGGTCACTGGCGCAGTACTCAGATGTATTAGCTACGAGGTCTAAGTACCGACGACCAATGAAACAGTCAGTTGTCCTGGCTATGTCATTGGTCGTCTCGTTCACTAACAGATCGAGACCAAACGGGTCAAGGTCTAGAGCAGAATTAAAGTAATGCTGTCCCAGTAGCCTTACTTGCCGTTTGATCTCAGATCGTGTCATTGTTGTTACCTAGTACGCTACTGCATTATCCTTACCAAGGACAAGCGACGTCTTACTGATGTTGACAGTAGATACGTTAGTTGTCGAGACAGTATTGTAATATACAGCCCAGCGCAGCCAAGGTCGTACACTCTGCACCAATGGCAAACTGATGATCCTGCTGATGCCGTTTCCAGACAGCAACTTGCGGACAAGTGAGTTTGCTGTAGGAGTACCAGTAACAACTAGTGGCGTAGTTGGTGTACCTACTGCAGCAATTACAAATTGATATGCACTAAGTACGTTTTGAACAACATATGCTTGTGCTGCGACTGGTACACCGGCTCCTGCGAGTCCACTGATTGAGTCAAACACAATAAAGTCGCCAATTACCAACTTGTGTGGAACAACAGTTGTAAATACGTTGGAACTAGTTACAGTAACCAACGCAGCTGCCAACTGTGCTGCAGGGAGAGTCAAAGGTGCTGCTGCCGAAACTGGTGACCATGCTGTATCAGCTGCACCAACTCCAGTATCATATGCTCCCTCCATAACAATGAAGCCAGTGTTGTTCCAAGTAACAGTAGCGCCAGTAAGCTGTGCTCCAATACTTACTGAACAACGTGCATACATTTCCCCGTAGGATGTATTACCTGGAAGTGCAGGGTCGTTTGCAGTTGCCGACACTTCGTTGCCAGCCTGTTGATTCTCCAATACTGCTTGTAGCTGAGCAACAGTTAGTGAACCACTGATTGGTTGAATCTTACTGTTACGGAAACCAGCAACGTTTTTAGCATCGGAAAACGCACGATAACCTGTCAAGGACGAAACAGCAAGCGTAATAGCAGCTGCAGTATTTGAAGGGTCGCCGGTGGGGGTAGATGGAGTGACAGCCATAATGCCAGCACCGGCAGTTGCTGAACTCCATGTCCAGTTAGCTAATTTAAGATCTCTTGCCATAATTTACTCCTAATCTGCGACCTGAATGTTAAGGCGACCAATGGCACGAGTATGAGGAATCCACAGGCCAACACCCCAATCAAACAGGATGTTGTGCATGAAACCATTCTCTTGACTCAGACCAAGGTTCTTTGGCTTGAATGGTTCAGACTGCCATCCAGTAACATAACCAGTACCGTAACGTACAGCAAAGATAGATGTTGCCTTAGCTGCAGTGAGGTTTGCACCATTAAGTGTCTGGTTGTTACTAATAACAGGCGTAATACCATCCGACTTACGTCCAACTGTTCGGATCGTAGCGTTCTTGTACTTTTCTACCGGGCGATCAAAGCTGTCCTGAGTAATATCAAAACCAGCGCCAATACCCATTACGCGGATAGACATTTCCATCTGGCGTTTTGCTTGTTCAGACGCGTACAGGACAACACCATCCCCATCAGGGGAATTCATGTTGTCAAACAACTGCTGAATATCAGCAATAAGGCGGTTAGCAGCCTGTACTCCAAATGGAATACCGGTACCCTTTGCAGCTGTTGCAAACAAGTTTGTAGCAGAAATGTCCTGCGAGTTGACGATCATTTCAGCTGGGATGTCATATTCCGATGGATTACTCAATCGGTATGAAAGACCAGGGAAACAATCTTGTGAGTTACCAGCAGCAGACGACGTAGGATCATTATTAATGAACTTGTCATTAAAGTCGTACGCAAATCCTTCGAGGAACATCTGGATCTGGGACTCTACTGGATCAACAATAGCATTCGGCTGCTCAAGAATACGACGGTCTACCGTGATCTTGTTACGCAGAATGTAGAGCTGCTCTTCGTAAGACTTAGGCTTTGTCTTGAAAGTCTGTGGCTCAGTGTTGAGAGCAGTCCAGTTTGGGGTTGGAATGTTCTCGTTCGTGAAGCGCATACCCGTCTGACGAAGGGATGGGTTGGTTGAGAGAGGAATATCCTTGACGGCATTCCACGTCTTGTGCAGACTCTTTGTGATTTCTTTGACCAACGGGTCATTTGAAATCGCAGCGTAGTCTGCAAGTGTAAGGGCACCATTAAAATCTACTGCCATTGTTTTTTCACCTACAGATTATTTGGGTTTCGAGTAATACCGAGAAGTTGCGAGATCGAAGACATCGCACCATTTGAACGAGGCGCCTGTGGTGATTTACCAGCAGACTGTCCACCGCCCATGGGGGTTGGAGCTTGATTCTGCAACCGTCCGGTAAGCTCTGGGACTAGTTGTTGCGCAAGAGCTTTCACTTGGTTGTGAACAAACTCTGCAGCTTGTGTTGGAGCCATGCCTTGTTGAACAAGACTCTCAACGAATTCAGGTGCTCTGGATGCATACTTGTACTGCTGCATTGCCTGAGACATTTCTTGTTGCAACATGTATTGTTGCATTTGACCCATTTGGCGTTCATAACGAAGTTTAGTTATTTCTGCCTCTTGCTGTGCGTAAGCACTTTGCGGGTCAAGAATGTCTGCCTCTTGCAATCGCTGATATCGCTGTGCTATCTCTGCTTCTTCAGATTCTTGTTGCTGTTGAAGTAGAGCTTGCTGGATATCGGCAGCACTGTTGAATCCAAGCTGCTTGAATTCATCAATGACACCTCGCCATGCTTCCAGCTCGCCAGTCGTCTGTTCAGCTTGCTTGGCTCGTTCATTGACCTCGCGAAAACGTTCATATGGAACTGCACCTGGCTGATCGCCAAGAAGCTTTTCCAACATCGAATCGTTGTCTACATTTTCCGTACTAGTATCAGCATTTAACGCCCCGCTTGCTGTTGCTTCAGGGGCGGCGTCCCCCTGAAGAAAGTTAGAAAATGCATCGCGCAACCCGCTGTCCGTCGCCCCCGCTGGTGAATCGGGAGTGGGCGTCACCATCTCGTCAGACATCTAGTTATCCTTAATCTACCACACGTGTTTAGTTTCTAGCCATCCCACCCTGTGGATTAGGTGAATTCTGGCTACCTGCAGGGTTCATTAAACTCATAACGCCTTGCGTTTGAATATCTGCAAGTTTTTGAGCTGCATAGTCATCTTGTTTTGCTTTACTTGCAGCTTCAGCTTTGGCATTGTTTTCTTGAATGCGCATTTCTGATTTCATTGATTCAGCTTCTGGATCAAATGCAGTTTGTTTTGGTTGTTGCTGCATTTGCATTTGCTGCTGTTGCATTTCCATCATTTGTTGTTGCTGTTCTTGTTGTTTAGCTTGTTGTTTAGCTAAGTGCTCAAGTATTGTGCCTGTTTCTGGCAGTTGTAACATCTTGACAACTAATGCATTAGTTTCTGGATCGGCTGGATCTCCGAATAAACCCATCTGTCGCAACAAGGAAATCTTTTGAATCTTTTGATCTGGACTATCTTCTTGAGTACTGCCTGGTACATAAACAACGCGATACTGTCCGCCTTCGCGTATAGCCTCAAAAGTAATAACACCTTGTTGTGATGTATCTCGTGGATTCATCTGATCGTCAACGGAACCAATGAATGGAGCAGCTGCAAATTGCTGCACAAGAGATATTTCCCATTCTTTAATTTTGGCTGCACTTATTTCAATATCTGCACGAATGTAACTATGCTGGGTGTTGTCTGCGCGTTGCAATAGTCGTACAGATTCAGCAGGTGTACCAGCCTGTGCCATACCTTGACTTACGTCATGTAGACCGGCAATATCTGCCATGTCTTTTTCCATCAACTGTAAAAATGGAAACAGATCTGCACTAATGCCTGGAGCACGAGTAATTTGAGGCGGACGTGTTCCTGTGTCGTGATAGACCTTCCGATAGGTACGATTCTTGTCGTTGATGTCATCGCCAGTGCTATTGAATGCATCAGCACCTATACGCGCACGTCGCTCAACAACAATGTAGTCCTTTTGTTTTTCCATCTGCTCTACAGCTCGTGAGTAAACACGATTGTATGTAAGTTGCAGATGAGTTAGGTCAAATCCAAGACTATGTCCGTATGGCGTCCCAGACCGTGGCTGCCATCTAAGTGGGATAAACGGGAACTCGTCACGTTTCTCATATGGCCAAACACCAGCATAAAGCAGCTGACCATCTGCCGTAACAATGTAACGACCTTTTGGATATTGTGACGTTGGCTTTTCCCAGTATTCATATACAACGGCAGCCATCCGTCTGTGATCAGCTGAATTTAGCCTTGCAGACGTTGGTTGCGTCCATGCTTGACCGCCACCGTTTGAACCTTCTAAGTAAGCATCTACATTTCCAGCTGATTGCCCAGTCAAGGCGTTTGCTTTTACTTTCTTTCCAGCTTCACCATAATTGTCTACAAACCACCCAAGCGGCTTAATGCTAGCGTGAATCATCCACCGAATGTGTTGGTCTGTCTGAGCGTGTGGATCAATGTATATGTTAAAACACGGAATGATTTCTTCTTCCACATCACCAATTTGTACTTTTTCGTAACCAGTTATCTCGCCATTTAAATCAAAGTAAGGCATAACAACTTCGGATTTAGCATTCCAATACACTTTTACAAACGACGTGCCGGTTACACATGCCCATCTAACACGTTCTTTTAATTGAGTATCGCGATTAAATTTACGAGTAAAGTGACCACAGATAAAGTTAGCTTCGTCAGATGCAGCTTGGTCTCGTTCGTTATATGACAGTGGTACTGCCCTAGCATCTGGCCCAACTTGTGTAAGTTTTCCAACGACACCATCTATTAATGGTCTCATTTTATTAATGGTGATGTAGCGGTTAGGTTCTTTATCGTCTTGCAATGAAGCAAGGTTACGTGCTGCGGAATTAATCCTATACCATTGACGGCCCTCAAAAAACGCAAGGGCTTGCATCCATTCAAGCTCCATCTCGTAGCGTGTTCTGTATGCTGCGTCAAACTGTTCTTTTACAAACTTGGTAACATCCTTAGCTTCGTCACTATCTTCGTCAGGAGATACTTTCCAATCCTGTTTTTCGTGATCGATGCCAAGTTTTTTAACGTCATTTAAAAGCAAGCTGTCAATATCAAAACTGCCAGGAGTCCCTTTGTTTTCTGGTGATTTCATGCTCATAACTTTAGGTTGCTGTGCGCCACCTAACATTTGTCCCAGTAAGTCTTGTATTGCCATTATAGGTACCTATCTTCCTGGCTAATAGTTCTCATCATCCAAGGATTGCCAACAAGTTGTTTCAATACCAAGTATACGCTAACAGATGCATATGCAATAACAATACAGATTACTCCAATAATTGCTAGCAATACGTTTGTCATAGGTAATCCTCAGAAGCAGGTGGTTTTAACCAAGATGGGGTGTGTTTCATTTTGGCGCTTACTTCGTCGCATTTTGCAGGATATTCACGCCACATAACACCGTACCTAAATGAGTCAAGTGCGTGATCGCTTTTAGTGCCATTGTCAAGTTCTTCTGGATCGCGTGGATCAGCCATAGCTGATTCTAGTTCACGAATAAGGTTAGGGCATCCGTTACGTAGTATGCGCAATCTTGGAATAACCGTGCCCTCGTGCATGCGAGATGAAGCAAGCCATTCTTTAACACGTCTCCAACCAGCTTTACGATCTTTGACAGCACGGACTGCCGGCATGCCTTTTTTCCACCAAATCTCAACAGGATACTCACCAATACGTTGTGCAGGGTTTTCTGGCGGGAACGTATTACCCCAGTCAAATGCGATTGCTTCAAGCTTAGTACGCCATGTCTCCTGTCGTTTATCTGATTGTATTGGCTCAGCTAACTTCATAGTCTCCAGTAATTCCAAAGCAGCATCAGCTTGCTGACTTGAGACCATTCCATTTTTGTAAATCTCTGCAAGAACATATACATTTTCTACATCATCACTAGCGTAAATCATAAACGACGCTGGACTATTAGTACCAAAGTCATGAGATGCCCAGAATCTCCACCACGGCTTTACATCGATTGTGTCAACAACATGCCACGGTTGACCCTTTTCATCATGTTGCTTAAATTCTGGAAAAAATCTACCGCCAACTCCAACGTCATGTTGACACTCACGCAAGAATGAAATTAAACCGTAGTCGTCAATCTCACGCTGACATACATCAATGTCTTTATGACACCAGCTAGGGGTGCCACCAATGATTTTATAACCCATACGACCGTCTTCTTTTTCAATAGGTTCGTATCTTAGATCAATAATAGCTGGAACAATTGGTGACTGGATTCTGTTCTGTAACATATCAAGCTCACCACTTAAAACCTGTGCCATTACAGAGTTAGCGTGAATCTTGTTCTGTACAAAAGCGATAGCGCAGTCATTTGACTTTGCCGGCAAAATCGTTTGCGTTATAGTGGCGATCTTTTTATCAACTCGATTAACCGAGTCATCGAGTTCATCAATGTCGTCCAAGATAATGAAATCAGGGCGAAGGTGATCAAGCTTGACACCACGAGCACCAGTATCAAGACCAAAAGCCAGAACATTAAAGCCGTTAGCAGTGCGTAGCTTACTCGCATTCCAGCCTTTAGAAAAGCCATAGCGGTTCATAGCCCTTTCAATGCCACAGCGCTCCATTGTTGTAGCAATGTCAGACACGTGCCTGTCAGCTGCTTCCTGTGTAGCACATACATATACAAGGAACCTCCTAGACCCTTTAACGGCGATTCTAGAGGTTATAAGCTCCATCGTGGTACTTTTCCCACCACCGCGAAACCAGCACTCAATTAGGGCACGTGGAGGGTTACCTGGGCCTATTGACTCAGCCCAGTCCCAGGCGCGTTCGTGGTGAGCACCAAGTTCAGATGATGCTGCATGTGGCGCGTAGGTGCGCAGCCATGTTTTGTAATCTAATTCAGCTCCGCTAATTTGATATGCCCTCCCGGAATTGTAATCACCTGTTTCAATTACTTCTTTAAGCCTAGCATCCATTGCTTCCAAGAGAGCGTGAGATAACGGTTTATCTGGACGTGTGTACTGTTTAAAGCGACGAGGAGTAAGCTTTTCATGATCACGCTGATTCATTTACAATCTCCGCATCAATCACTTCACACTCATCTTCCGATTTGTATACCCTAAGCAATTTTTGCACTCCTGTGCGAATAGCAATCAGTTCGTCACCATTACGCACATTGTCTTTTACAATTTCGAGAACTTGCATTGCTAAAGAAAATGCCTGATCGACTTCTAGTGTGTAAGCCTTTGCATGCATCATGCGTTGTTCAGCTTCTACAATACCAACACGTCTGTCAATTAATTCCATAACATCACGTGATGCTGCGTACATATCTAGTGTTTCATTTAAAGCATCGCCAATTTGCTCAAACGCATCAATGAAATCAGATGAACCAAGTTTACTGTGCGCAAGTTGGTATGCAGCTTGCACCTTTTTGTATTGCTCTAGTCCAACTCCTTCAGATGCAGCTTCAGCTCGCTTATCCATGATGGCTGTAATAAATGCAGCGTCATCTTTTAAACTAAATAAATCAGGATCGTTTCTTAGTTCTTCTATCTGACTAAGTAACTGTTGTCCGACTTTACTAAAACGTTTGTAACCACGTGAATTCAATCCAGTAATAAATGCCGGATGCGATGGCCCTATTAATGATTTACCACCATGATTTTTGCAATAATCTCTATCGGTAAGAGCCATGCTGTTGCACGGGCGAGGCCCATTAACATCTCCTACTGTAGTCCCACGACATAGCTTTACTTTGCGGTTGCCGCTAACTCGATATCGATCTTCGCCAATCTGTACAATCTCAGACATGGAGACATGATACCAACTTACCTACTAGGTTGCTGAAGGTTTAATCTACTTGGAATTGCAGCGCCCATTTTTGGAGTAGTTATACCAGCGCCACGTATGTAATCACCCGGATTAGGAAGCTTTGGATCTTTTCGCAATATCTTAAATGCAGCATGCACGTCAGCGTTAGACCCACCAGCATCTCTTACTTTTTTTGCCATAGCCGCAAATAACTGTTGACGTTGTTGTGCCATTTCGCCAAGCATTTCATAACTAACGTCTTGATCGTATTCACGATATTCCGGAAGTATGTCTGCTTGATATTTACGCATAGTGTTGTAACTAGCTTGTGGTGCCATAGCAAGATCAAACGTTAATTTTGCTGGATGAGTATAAAACTTGTTTAAACCACCGACTAATGATTTTGGGCTTAGGTTTTTACTTTTAGACAGCAAATTTAAAAGAGCTTGTTCTTGCATTTATTTATTAGCTTTACTTGCTTCGTCTAGCAGTTTTTTAATACGTGGAGATTGCATAAAAGTTTGCTTATGTGCGTCACCCTTACTTTCTAACCAAGCACCCCATTGTTTTTCAAATACAGCTTGTAAGCGATCTCCAGTGATTGACTCATCAGCATTTAATCTATTTGATAATCTGTCGTATTCATCAATTACTTCATTCTCTACTTTTGGATTAGCAACATAAGCGGTAGGAGGAGGTGGTTTACCTTGATCGCCGCCACCGCCACCGAGTTTTTTCTTTTGGGCTGCAGCAAAATCATTGGCTTCTTTAATAGACATGAAGTCAGCAACAGCTGTTACTGGAACTCCGGCGTACATGATTCCACGTCCTATTTTTCCTGCAGTTTGCAATCCTTTTGTCAAACCAGGTGATAGTTCCGTGTTTAAAACCCTCATGCGTCCTTCGTTTTTAAGAAAGTCAGCCGTAACGCCTTTTAAACCCTTAAGGTCTGTAGCCTCGTCAATACCTTTACCGTATTGGGCAAATCTTTCACGTGCTGCTGAAACATTAATGCGTCTAGGATTAACCGTTTTACTTCCAGATTTACCATCTTTTGTAACGGAAATTGTTCGAGGTGGGCCACCTGGGACATTGGCAGGTGCACCTCGTCCTAGAGACGCCGCCACATTTTGCAAATTAGCCCGTAAACCCGTTGACGCGGCAGTCCGACTTTCTTGCTTCATAAGATCTTCAAGCATCTTCTGTTTAAGTCGTGGTTTTACGTCTTGTGTATATTTACTTGTTTGTGCTGCGCGTTGCGGACTATTTAACGGCAATGGTTTACCAGTAGCGTTAAGCGCAGGATTTGTTAATGGCGAAACACCAGGTATTTTATTTGTGTTCGCACGAGGGACTTTTTCTTTTGTTGGATTAACTGGATCAAGAATTCGATATCGACTTTGGAATACGCCTTTTTCATCTTTGACGTCTTTAAACTTAGGTACGCCATATTGAGAAGAGTCGCTAATAAATTTCTTTACTGCATTATTAGTCATAAGACTTTTGCCAACTCCTAATGCAATTCCAGTACCAGTCATAGCAGTGCCAAGATTTTTCGATCCTGCAATCTTTTGTACTAGTGTCCTGTTATCTTTTTTATCGGCTGGCATAGTCTTTTACTTTACGTTTTCATATGGAGATTGGCGAGCCATCGGATTCATCATGTTATTGATGCCGCGTCCCATACCGGTTTTAGCTCGCGCTTTGCCGATGATCTTTTGACTCATCATTGGCATTTTACGATTAGGAAGAACAGGCTTAAGGTCTTCCTGTGTTGGTAATTGTTTACCCTTAACAGCTTTTTCCACGCTTCATCCCCATTGGCATTTTCTTGCCAGTTGTCTTCTTGCCCTTCATAGGCATCATTGGCTTATCTGACGATTTACCCATGCCCATCATTTCGCGCATGGACTTTCCGCCCTTCGTACTCATGTCACCCTTTGGATACGGCATTCCCTGTGGCATATCAATACTCCTTCTGAATTACGATCTTCCCATTACGAAGATGCTCTTTACGTTCCATCCCCAACAACTGAGACATAGTCGGTTTCTTTTTCAACCCGTGCTCTTCCTTCTCAGTATCCATTAAATTCTTTTTAGTAATCTTGCGGCCATGCTCAATTGATTCGATTGCCAGTAAGTTTTTTTTCAAGCTTAAATGATTCATGTGCTTGTTCATCTGGTTAATCATTTTTTACCTGCTACAAATCGCAAGTTGCCATTTTTACCAACAACCCACTTGTTTGCAGAAGGTGGAGTAGGTCTATTTCTATACGCAGGTACTATGTCGGCTCTCGTACGTTTCATCTGTTGAAAGCTAGGTTGCTCATCCAAAACAAGAGATGCTGCACCAAGAGCCTTGCCTCCAATTACACGTCCAGCATCACTTGCAATTTTACTACCTGTAGACTTTGCAGTATTAGCAACAATGTTGCCAGCAGTTTTAACTTTGCTAATGGGTGACTTCTTAGATGCGAACTCTGCATCAAGAGTTCGTTTGATGGCTGCTTCTGTTTTTGCTTGTACCTGTCGTTGCCCTAATCGATCTTTCATAACTCCAGATATATTAGAATCACGAGCTGTTACATTTCGAGACGCAACGGCATTTGATTTAGACTCTATGCTTTTTACTACGTCGGCTGGAAGCTTAGTCTTAGCGTTTTTAAGGGCTGTTTTACTAAGTCCTGCTTTTCGACCAGCATCTCCAAGTAATCTAGATTGAACTTGGCGACTAGTTGGAGTTGTTGTACGTACTTCGCCAGTAGTAATTGACCTCTTGTCTTGAATTTGCAAGTCGTTCTTTGATTGTATTTTGTTTTTGTCTGCCATATTATGCTACTTCTTTTTGTACTGGCCACCAAGTGTAGTTATGTTCAACATTTGAGAAATCCCAGATCCACTTGCACGTGGCGGTTTTGGTTTTGGTTTGTCAGCTTTTGCAAATGGCCTAAATCCCATATCTTTATTAGACATTGCTTTTTTAGGAGCAGGTGTTTGTTCTACTTTAAGCGTAGGTAGTTTTTTACGTTTTGGCTTATTAAATTCTTTATCATAATCAATTGCACGGCTTGGTACTTCTTTAGCTGCCTTACGGTAAACGCTTACCTTTTCGTCACCAATGCCTTTAACTGATTTTAAATTTTTATCGTTTTGAATGCGATCCTTAAACAGATTATCCGCAGCATCTTTGCCTTTAGAATCTAACGCAAGGTACTCACTAGAACCACGCATAGCAGCATAGCCAGCCATAGTACCTTTACGCAAACTAGCATCAAATCCGTAACCAACAGCTTTTTTTACTGCGTCATCTGCCATTGTGTAGTAATCCCCTTGTGTTATACTTACTTGCTAGTAATGCATCTACACGTATACTGGATTGTACTATAGGAGGGTGTTGAATGGAAGAACAGAGCCGTGAAGGTATGTTTTTCGATGGATATCAATGGCGTTCAAATGATGAAACCGCTGACACATCGTCTCAACAAACATCAAACAGTAAGCTTGATTACGAGCTTAGCCCACGAGAACTTGAAATATTGAAGTCTATGTCAGCTAAGTTGACTGCTAAACAGATTGCAACTGGTCTTGGGATCAGCCATAGGACAGTACAGTTCCACATGGACAGCATGTACTGGAAGCTTGGATGCAGCGGAGCTAAAGCTCGCGACCAGGCAGTTGCCAAGGGTCGTAAAGTTGGCATCATCAAGTAACAATTAATCCTACTTAGCTCAGCGGTAGAGCATCCGGCTGTTAACCGGACGGTCGCTGGTTCGATCCCAGCAGTAGGAGTACAATGCCCCATGGGCGTAACCAAAAAACATCAGAATCCTGCAGGTGGTCTCAATGCAGCTGGTCGTGCATATTTTAAAAAGACGACTGGTGCTAAGTTAAAGCCACCTGCCCCAGATCCTAAAACACCTAAAGATGCAGCTAGACGAAAGTCTTTCTGTGCTCGCATGTCTGGTATGAAAGCCAAGAACACATCGAGTAAAACAGCAAGCGATCCGAATAGCCGCATCAATAAATCACTTCGCGCTTGGGACTGTTAATCCCATCCGCAGTTGATGAACATTGGCGTCATCTCACCTACGTAAGTATTAAATGTGTTGAACTCTAAGAACTCAATGGCTTCTTCATCTGACAAACCATCCTGTTCCATGAGTGCACGAACACATTTTTCTTTACTGTACACAGCGACGCCATCATCAGTGACACCGAGAAATCCAGCATCTAACCCGTCAGCCAGTAATGTACCAGCTTCTTTTTCACCGCCTACTGCGCTTTCGCAGATCTCCTCTATCTTCTCGCGTGTCATGCGAATGGATCTTCAATGTCGTCTACAACGACTGGCTTTTGAGCTGGCGTGGATTGTTCGCCTTGCTCGACCTTACGTGAGTCAAGTGGGTGAGCTTCATCAATAATGATCTCCCAGACCTTACGCTTGGATCCATCCTGGGCGTCATACGAGCGTACACGGAGGTTGCCTACGATTGCGACCATACGTCCCTTGTTCAGGTAAGTAGCAGCAAAGTCTCCAGTCTTACCAAACGCCACACAATCAAAGAAGTCCGTCTCTTTTTCACGGCCCTTGCGATCTACTGCAATACGTACCTTTACGACACTTGTTGCGCTTTGTGTATTAACTACTTCAGGATCTGCGACCAATCGTCCCGTAAGAATAACCTTATTCAGCACTGCTGCCTCCTACCCATTTGGCGTACCAATCGCCTTTGATCTCGTTTTCAATGTGTTCTTTGACGTAGTTCAACAAGACGTTATCGTCTGATTTATGTGCACGAACAAGCTGCATACCAATGAGATTTCCCTGCAGCCACTTACGATCAACTTGCAAGATGTCAGCCATCTTCCAAATAGATTCGTCTTGCGGCATTCGCTTGCCACTCATCCACATCGAAACATTAGGACGATCAACGCCCATTAGCTCGGCAAAATACTTTTGAGTCATACGCTGCCGGTCAAGCAAGTGATGCAAAAATGTACGTTGTGCGTAATCATTATTCATATATCGTCATCTCCTTAATAAGTTGGTGTGCATATGATATCACGATAGCAACAAAAAAGCCTAGCAGTGGCTGTGCTAGGCTTTTCCATTTGATTGATTTTTCGTTAAAGTCGTACAGTGAATTGTATCAGAAGTCTAGTTTAATGAATCCACCTTTAGTACCTAGCTCAGACCAATTCCGAACTTTAGGGTAATACCCATCACCATCACGATCAACAAACTCAGAGTCATCTAATTCAGGACTAGTGTTACCTTCAATTGTATGTACTCCCCAGTCTCCAATCTTATCTACTACACCCATGTGTGCATGGCGCCCCATCTGTGGGAAGTGGAAGCACACAAGATCTCCTTCACGTATAAGTGACGGATTTGCTTTTGCCTGGCTTACGCTTACCCATTTTCCAGTCCTGTAAGCCCAAGCTACATAGTCTGGTGTGTAACCAGTACGTGGCATAGATGTATCGTAGGATATCCCTAGATCACGAGCAGCAGATCTTAGTCGAAATCTAACCACGGCCACACACCAAGGTGAGCCGGGTGGAAGAGCTGGAATACAACTAGCCAAGTAAGTCTCGACTGCCTTGCCACGGTTTTCTCCACCTTCTTCAATTACTCCAATGTTCAAACGGGCGCTTTTGACTGCACTGATCGCTATTTGTCTCTTTAATTCTGTTTGCATGTTTTTGCTCTACATCCTTGTATTTGTCGTGCAATTTAACTAACTCTACTACCATCCCACAAAGGCTCTTGTTCTGAGATATCGCATACACCAGATACCAGATAGCCTTTAACAGATCTGACTGGCGAGTGTTACCTTCCTTGTTTCCCCTGCGGTAAAGGTATTTGAGTGCATTAAACTCATACCTATCAAGATCCCAGGAATCAGCTACATCTACAGGCTGCATGTCACGAACCTTGCTGTAGTGGCTATTAAGATCCTGTGCTGCCGAATCCTTTGTCTCCACGCTTTGTCTCCTCTTCAAACAGATCCCCAGTAACAATCTCTACTAGCTCAACGTCAGGCAGCTTGTTTACCACAGCTTGTGCAATACGCGCACCTGGCTCAACCCAAAACAAGTCTCCGCCACCATTGTAAAGAATGACGCAGATCTCACCTTGGTAATCAGAGTCAACTGTACCTGGGCTATTGAGCACCATGACGCCGTTCTTAGCAGCTAGTCCGCTACGACTGCGGATCTGTACTTCATATCCCGCAGGGATATCAATCTGAATGCCAGTGCGGATGATTACATGCTTGCCTGGATGAATAGGGATGCGTTCTGCAGTACCATTGGCTAAGTCATAGCCGGCGCTTCCGTGTGTCCCCTTAGTCAATTTCTGCGCCCTGGAGCGTTCTCTCATGCGCTTGTACGTTATTACTTGAATCAATCGTTTACCTATACTTAGCCGTTTTATTTTACATTAGACACGTCTAATTGTGTGTCTTTTCCGTGTTTTACTGAATCCCATGTAAGCACAACCCAATCATGTGCCGATAAGTCTTCAGCGGACAAATCAACGGTGTAGGTCAATACTTCACTTGGTTCACTGTGTGGCCTACATTTCACAAAACCAAATTCAGGATCGTAATAGTTGTAAACATCATTACTCCATGACAACCGCCTGAATGGGAAACCACCGTGGATAAATTTTATACAACTAGCCAAAGATGATGGCTTAAGCTTTACCTGACCCTTTTGCATTGCCGCCTTGATTCGATATATGTGAGAAGTACTCATATTAAACTTGACTGAGATAGATTCAACAGAATCACCGTTAGTCAAACATGCACGTACCTGATCAAGCTTAGCTGTATTAGCGTTTTTGCGTTTATCCATCATTACCCACCTTATACTTTTCAATTACCACACGGATCGCGTTATCACCCCACGGCACAGTCATTGGTGGACTAGGGACACCCAGTTCAATCAACGTGGCACTCATCTGGCGCCTAGTCATACCCTCTTGATACCAAAGCCAAATCATCTCCTGCGTAGATTCAGGTATCTGATCAATTAGCTTAACCATGGGTTTATAGTCACGCTTACGCTGATCACGCTTACATACAGAACCAACTGTCTTAGCATTCATCAGACTCATGGGAGCAATACACCCTCGCCATCTTCAGGGTTACTAGTACGCAGGTACTTCCAAATAACCTCACCACAGTCCTGATAATAACCAGTATGACCTGGCCGATAGATACGACCAAGCTTGTTGTTATCAGCAAAATGCTCGCCATTACGATAAACACGAATCAACAACAAATCACAGTCCGCAGCAAACAACTCACGGCACTTCCGATTCAATACGTCCATATGCGACAACCCGTTCACAAACTCCAAGCTGTCCATCATTAGGTTAAACTCTGTCATTGTTACCTCGTGTGCTATACGCACGTAGGTATTATAGCATAATTTGTTTGTGAGGTTTGTGTTTTCTCCGATGGGAGAAGAGGTAGTAGAAGATGATGATCTGTAGCCGTTGGGTGGGGGAATATATAAATATAGGTAT